CTCTCATCGAACCTACTTTGCCACCACCTCCCCCACCTCCTCCTGCACCAGAACCTATGCCACAGGATGAGACAGGTATGATGCCTCCCATGCCTGAGATGGCTCCACCAATGCCACCGCCTTACGACCCCTTTGCAGAGATTGATAGGGTCAAGGGACAAATCCTAGAGATATTGCGGGACGATAAGAAGCGGAGCTATCGAATCCAAATTGCTACTGATTCCATGATGGCTATCGACCAACAACAGCAACAACAAGAAGCTACCATGCTAATTCAAACAGCAGGTGCTTTTTTCGACCAAATGCGTGGGCTCATCGAACAGTATCCACCTTTGATCGACTTCTCTATCTCGTTGTTCCAAAACATGATCAAACGCTACAAGGGAGGCAAGGAGATCGATGGCCTGTTTACAAAAGCTCTTACGCAAATTGGTGAAATTTCTAAAGCTAAAGAGGAAGCAGCTAAACAACCGCCACCGCCAGATCCTACGATGCAAGAGGTTCAAGGACGCTTGCAAATAGCGCAGATTGAGTCACAAGCTAGGCTGCAAGTAACGCAGATGGAGATGCAGGACAAGTCAACTAAGAACCAACTTAGTTATCAAGACCAGCAACTCAAGATGCAACGTGATCAACTTGAGGCTCAACTTAAAGTTCAAGACCAGCAATTTGAGCAGTACCTTAAACAACAAGAACTTCAAGTTTCTCAACAAGAACTTCAAATCAAACAATCTCAAGTTCAAGTTGAAATGCTTAAAGTTCAAGCATCGTCTCAATCTGATGCCAATAAACAAGCAATTCAGCAAGAAACAAATCGCATGGCTCAAATCCTTGACCTGCAAAAACTGGAGCTTGAACAACTGCGAATCAAACTTTCTGAGTCTGAGAAACTTATGGAGGAGCGTCGTTTACAAGCAGAACTGCAAATTGAAAAGATTGGTAGAAGCATGGAACTTTTGCAACGGCCAATCACACCATCACAGACCCCGCAGATTGTTCAAATGGAAAAGCCAAAGAAGAAGAAGCGAGGCACCATCATTACAGATGACTTAGGTAATCCTGTGGGTATCGAAATTACAGAAGAACCTGAGAAAAGAGTAGGTAAACTTATTACTGATGAAACTGGAAATGTTTTAGGTATGGAAATGGACTAATATGACAAACGTACTTTACCCCAAATACAAAGAAAAGATTCTTAACCCAGGCACACTTGGTACAACGTCAGGTACAGCCGTTGACCTGATTGATGACACAATCAAAATTGCGCTTATCGATACAGGCACCTACACCTACAACGCAGCGGATGAGTTTTGGACTTCGGCATCTAGTGCGTTGATAGGAACTGCACAAACACTCGGCTCAAAGTCAGTTACAAGCGGTACATTCGATGCAGCAGATGTAACTTTTACTTCCGTCACAGGAGTCAGTGTGGAAGCACTGATTATCTTTAAAGACACAGGAACAGCAGGAACAAGTTCACTTATCTGTTTTATTGATGTTGCAGCAAGTGGACTCCCTGTTACTCCAAACGGCGGTAATATCACCGTCACCTTTAACGCTTCAGGCATTTTCTCTATATAGTGTTATGGACTACACAGCACTTTGCGATGAGCTAAAAAAGCCAATATATCAGGACAAAAGCGACCAAAACGCTGCTGATATAATCAATGCCAAAACTGAAGTTGTGCGGCAACCCGTCGAATGTGGAGCGTTAAAAGCCTACGCAATTAAGCAAGGTTTCTACGCTACCATCGAAGAAGGATGTACAGCATCGGACGTAGGCGAACGCAGGTTGTGTCTTAACATTAAAGCCTGGATCGACGACGTAGGAAACCGATTGCAAACAGTCGATATGGATGATCCAATCACTCAGGATATGATGGTCGGATTAGTGGGTTACAGCATTATCAATGCAATAGAGGAACAAGCTATGTCGGACATGGCAAACGTAACTGTTAAATGGACGGAGCTAAACAATTATCCAGAAATGGGCATTGGTCTCGTTCAAAGTGCGAGGAAGATAAATGGCTGATATAAAATTTAGTTACCCCACAGCTACTACTTTAACGTGCACACTTACCAGTTTGGCGAGCGACACAAACCTACTCGCTGGGCGTCAGTCGGATGTAGTCGATAACACGACAAACAAGTATCTGGACTATCTGCTATCCGGTCAAATACGAGTTAATGCGTCGGGAACCGCTCCGACAGCAAACAGGTCGATCCAGGTCTATGTAATCGGCAATGCAGATACGTCAACTTTGCCAGACGGACTAGGTTCAACGGATGCAGCATTTACTCCCAGTTCAGCAAACATCAGAAACGCCATCTGCCGTTACGCCGCAGAAATGGTCGTGGATAACGTGCTGGGAGAAGTTTACTGGTTTACGGGCGTCTCTGTTGCTGCAATCTTTGGAGGCGTTTTACCCACAAAATTTGCTGTTTGGATTGTGCACAACACGGCGCAGCCTTTGTCTAGTACCGCAGGAGATCACGTTCTTTACCTACAGCCTGTCTTCCAGACGGTGACATAGTATGGCGCGGCGTCCACCGCAACACGGTTTATTTTGTTGGTGGTTGCCGTGGGCTGGCCCTACTGGAAATCAACAACTTTTCGACCGCTCAAACAACCGTAATCACGGAACGATGAACGGGTTTTCTCCGTCTACCGATTGGGTGACGGATGGCGGCTGGGCTCTAAACTTTGACGGCACAAACAACTACGTCGTCAGCAGCAACGGAAATCAATTTGAAGAATCGGTCAGAGATCGGCAGTTTTCGTTCTCAGGATGGTTCAAAACCGCCACCGCAGGCTTTGGAACGGTATTCAGTGCTGGTGTTACAGCGACGAGTGACCCGTCAATATTTTTGCGAGCAGACGCTACAAACAACACTTTGTTGCAATTCTTCATTCGTAACGGCGCGGGAACCGTAAACTTCAACATTACCTCGACCTCTGCCGTAAATACGGACAAATGGATTCACGTCGCAGCCATCAACGGAGGAAATGGTTCTGTCGGCGCACGATTGTATATCAACGGCATTGAAGAAGCCTCGCAAGCAAGTTACAGCGGCAATACAGGAACAACCTGGGATCGATTCGGTATCGGCGCAACAATACGAAATGCCATTAGTACCTATTTTAACGGCTGCATGGATGACGTGCGGCTGTACAATCGCGCTCTCACTGCCAGTGAAGTCAGGTCTCTTTATACTTGCGGTCGAGGCGCAGGTTTTCGACAGAGCACCGTAGCGCAGTACAACATTGCTACGGTACAAAATATTTCGCTAAACACTATCGCAGCGACAACTACTGTCCATAATCCTACCATCGCAGCGACTTCCAGCATCAACCTTAATGCTATTGCTGCTACCACTACAGTCTATAATCCCACAATTGCTGCAACTGCTAACATAAGCCTCAATGCAATTGCTGCAACTACCACGGTGTATCAACCAACTGTTGAAACTGGCGATTTCATCAACCTTGATCTGATACCTGCCACTACGCAGGTTTATAATCCTACAGTGACTGCTGGTGCAGTAGATATTCTACTCAATTTGATTGCAGCAACCACAATCGTTCGTAATCCAATTGTTGAACTTATCACTGCCTCCACGGACAATTCTGATATTCTCAATCGCGGTCTAAAAAAACGTCGTAAGAAAAAACAAGAGGAATTAGACGAAGAAAACGTCGCAGCACAAATTCTAAAAGCCAGGCAGAATAAGCCAGAGCCAACGAAGGCGGTTAAAAAACCTTTCGAGATAAAGATAGGAGTTGAATCTGAAGAGGCTCCGCAAGTTGAGATAGAAGCATCAGAATCAATAACAGCAGAACAGCAGGAAGAGATCGGGCAAATTGTAGCGCAGCATCAAGCTATGATAAAAAAGAACAAACAACTTAGGGCTCTCCTTATGCTCGCTACTATGGATGAACTATGAAATATAAATTGTACCAGTATTGTCACAAGCAACAAAAAGTTGTGCCAATCGAAGAAGTACATAGAGAGTATCAATCACATGCACGAGACTTGTTCATACAGGACGAGATGGAACCAACTCGAAACCCTCTTAACCCTAAAGAAGTTTATACAAGCAAAAGTAAATTACGAGCCGCTTATCGTGCGGCTGGTGCAATAGAAGTGGGCGATGCCTACGACAGAGGTTATAGACCTGAAAGAGAATCAGGCGCTACTGAGCGTAGACTCGTCCAAAACATAAAAGCAAAGATGATAGAAAGGTATAGAAATGGATGAGAATGTAACCGAAGTAACTCCTGAAGATGTAACCCCTGATCGAAATGAAGGTGATTTACAAATCCGTCATTCATTGCGTAAGCAGCTTCATAGTCAAAATGATGAAGTAAGTAAGACAGATGCAGTTGAAGAAACCAAGGAACAGGATTCCGAGGTTGAAACCTCTGCACCAGCGGCACAATCTGAGCAGATTGTTTATGCACCTCCGGCTGACATGAACAAAGCCGAAAAAGAGGCTTTCCTGAATCCTACGTCTGAAAACTCTCATGTGCTTCAAGGTTACCTAAACCGTAGGGCTCACGAAACTCGCACTCAGTATGACCGCAAAGCCCAAGAGCTTAATCAACTTATCGAACGTAACTCGACAGTTTACAACACTATAAAGCAATACGAGGAAGATTACGCTAAAGAAGGTATTTCCATCCAAGACGTAGCAAAACGCTCTGTTGCTTGGGACAGAGCAATGCGTAATGATCCTCTGTCTACCGCACGAGAATGGCTAGAATCCTATGGCCTTTCACCAGAAGATTTAGTTGGTGATTATCAAACGCCGGTTCAGCCAGTCCAACAAGCATCAAATTATCTGACGAGAGAGGAAGCTGAGCGCATAGCCGAGGAGCGTTGGCAGTCAATGCACCAAGAGCAAGAAAAAAAGGCAGTTGAGTACATCAACCAAAAGATTGTAGAATCTTTTATGAACCAGAAGCCTTTGTTCCGCGACCCAGAAACCGCTAGTCAACTAGAAGGTGAAATGGCCCCCGTGGTACGAGCTTTAACCCAGACAGGCAGATATAGCTCCCAAGAGGAAATCCTAGAAACTGCCTATAATTATGTGGTGAATGGTAATCCGGTATTTGCCAACCTGAATCAAAAACTTCAGGCCAAGCCGGTCATACAGCAGCAAATGCAAGCCACGCAAAAGGCAAAGCAAGCTGCTAAATCAATATCTGGCTCTGCTGGCAGCGGAACCCCCAGGGTAGTAACGAAAGATATTCGGGATAACCTGCGGCGGCGCATGACTGGCGATTAGCCAAATCTTAGCCACTAGGTTGTCCACTAAACTTTAGAGGATAATTAAAATGGCTAATTTGGAAGAGGCAATCGTAGCGACCCTTTTCGATCAGTCGGATGCTATTGCGGATGAGGTTCTTCACCACAATCCAGTTTTGGCTTCTCTTGACGATCAGGGACTTATTCGTAAATTTTCTGGTGGATATGAACTCCGTAAGCCCATCATGTACAATGATGCAGCTCAGGGTGGTTTCTACGCTGGATTTGATTCGTTCAACCTTGCTGCAATCGACGACCTTACGGCGTTCCGATTTGCTATCAAGCAGTGCTATGAGCCTGTAGCAATCTCTGGACGTGATCGTCGTGCTAACCGTGACGAAGCAGCTCTCCTTGACCTTGCAGAAAGCAAGATTAAGGCTGCTGTAGCTCGTCTCAAGAATACCGTTTCTACCTCGCTTCGTGGCGATGGAACTGGAAGCGGAGGACTTGAGTTTGATGGTTTGAAGAAAGCAATTTCTACATCCCCATCGAGCGGAACATACGGAACCATTGATCGTGCATCGAACACATGGGCTCGTAACCTTGCAGTAAACACAACCCTTTCCGCTTCTAATGTTCAGGAGACTATCACCGACACGATTTCGCAAGTTACTCGTGGCGATGAGCAGCCTGACCTTGGAATCATGGATCGTGTAGCTTGGAAGTACCTCCACAGCTCTCTCACCGCTATTCAGCGTATTCAGCTTCCTACCAAGAAAGCTGTAGCTGGATTCCGTGTGCTTCAGTACGACGGATGCGATTTCGTGTTCGACGGTGGATACGGTTCTTCAGTGCTTGAGACTAATTCATGCCGACTTCTTAATACGAAGTACTGGTCAATGGATTTGGTTCGTGGTGCAGATTTCAAACCGCTCGCTCCAGAGATGGCTCGACCGGTTGATCAAGATGCTTTCTTCACGGTAATTATCGTTGAAGGAAACCTCTGCTGCGCTGCTCCTGCACTCCAGGCTGTAATTTACGCTTAATAGTGGAGGAAACAGAATATGTCAGGTTCGGGATCATTTGGAGTTAATTATAAGAAGTCGTTCACTGGAACTGAGCTTCCGTTGCCAGCTACTGTTGGCGCTGTAGGTTCTTTGCCAGAGGGCAAATTCATCTTTGTTCAGGCTGATGGTGCAGTTGCACAGTATGCTTTCGTCAAAATTTCTGACGATGGACAGGCTGATGAGCTTACAACCACTAACGCTGGTTCTAATAACCTTCAGGTAGGTGTTGCTCAGGTAGCTGCTGCTGACAACGAATACCTCTGGGTTTGGATCGGCGGTCCAGGTGGGGGAGGAGTTGGTTCGGGTATCAAAGGCAAAGTGGCTGCAAGCTACGCTGCTGATGCTAACCTCAACACAACTGCTACTGATGGTGTTGCTGATGATACTTCAACCACTCGTATTCATAACGCTGTAGGACTTACTACCGTTGTAGGTGCTGGTTCGGTTGAGCTTAAATCAAGCGGATACCTTCGAGTGAATTAGTTAAACGGGGCGGCTAGTACAGCGCCCCTTTTTACAAGGATTTCAATATGGCAAGCGCAACCACATTGATTGGACTTGGTATGCCAGCGGAGCTTGCTTCGGCAGTTTCTGATGGCGTCAACAGCAACGTAGTTAATGCTACCGCTGCCGGTGTTCGTACCAAACAAGCAATCAACAATGTCAATGACACAACCCCAACAGCGGCAGAGCTTACGACTTCGTTCGGCGCTCCAGCGACTGTCGGCAGTGGATTTGTAGGTGTTGTAAAAGATGCTGACGCTGACACTAACTGCTTTGTAGTAGTGTCAAACGGTACTTCTTACTTCTACCTCAAGTTCACTAAGGCTGTATAAGCTCAATGGGGGTGAAAAGCCCCCAAATTTTATAGGATATCTATGACAGCAGTGGCACATTCAGGGAATTTAACGATTACCACTCCCACCATTAACACAGCTTCTAGCACTACCATTTTGGCAGCTAAAACCTTCCGTAACTTCCTGCTTATTCAAAACAATTCAGCGGCAAATGTAGCACTCAGTTTTAGTGGCGCTACCCTAACAGGAATAGCTCCTACTGCGACTAACCTCTGCTACGTTTTGCCAAGTACGGCAGGGAGTAATGTAATACGGTTTGACGGAACGTGTGTGCCAGCAGGGGCTATAACGGCTTATCAGACCTCTGGCGGTACAATTAACACTGTTACTGTCATTGAAGGTTAGTGATATAAAGGTAATCAGGCATTTAGCCTATTAACCTTTATAGGAGCTATTAAATGGCACAAATTGATTGGCAGAGCGTAATGAATGGCAACTCGCAACCGAAGAAACGGTATAGCGGGGCCAACATAAAGTTCTTCTACGCTTACAACGAGAACAGAGAAAAGTCTTTGCATGAAGGTCGTCCTATTTTCGACGAGATTCCTTCTATCAGCATCCAATGGCCTGGAATGGACGAGACGGTTCGTAAGATTGAGCCACAGGACATGGCCGAGTACCCTGAACTCTATGCTCGTTTTAAAGCTGGCTCTGAGCCAGTATCGGAAGGTTCGCCTTTAGCTGAATGGCCATTGATGACTGGTTCCGCTATGCGTGAATTGCAGTACCTTGGCTTTAAGACAATCGAACAACTTGCTTCTGCTTCTGACGAGGTAAAACGCAAGCTCGGTCCATTGTCGAAGTTTGTAAAGCTGGCTCAAGAGTGGCTTGCTGCCGCTAAGTCCGAGCAAGCTGATGTGGTTAAGCTAAGGCAGTTGCTTGATGTAGAAACTTCTCGTCGTAAACAATTAGAACACAAGGTTGAACTTTTGCTTCAACGTGTTGAGGCTAATGAAGGCATTGACCTTCGTGACCAACGAAAGGAGGTGATCCCGCCACTTGAGGCTCTTGAAGAGGGCATCATCGAAGCACAGGACGAGCGAAGTGAAGTGCAAGAAGTAAGACGGAGAGGACGACCTAGAAAAGTATGACGATTTCAACGGTTATTCAAAATGTTGCAAATGAAGCTGGCTATACCGTAGAAAGCAATGTTCTCGCTTCTACAGAGGTTACAACTAAGCAGCTCCTTGCCATTGCTAATAGAATCAACCGTGACATCTTTGAAGCGTATCCATGGCCCAAGTGCTACGCTTCTGGTTCGATAACGCTGGTAGGAGGTCAGGCAACTTACCAACTACCAGCGGCTTTTTCTTATTATCACTATGAAACCTTTTGGAACCAAAGCACTCGTTGGAGAGTCCTTGGTCCAATGACTGAGCAAGAATTTGCAGAGATTCAGGGTTTTGGACTTAACACAGCCGTTTATCAAAGATTCCAAATCAGAGGCATTACTAACTCTGAGCTGCTTATCTCACCAACCCCAGGTGCGTCCTATAGCGGCGACATCATTATCTTTGAGTACATTGCAGACCGTTCGGTGCGTCCAGTAACTTGGACTACTACTACAGCGTTTGCTGCTAACTCTTATTGCTTCTACAACGGCAATTACTATCAGACGACTGCTGGTGGCACCACAGGGGCTACAGCACCAACGCATACAAGCGGAAGCGTATCAGATGGTGGTGTGACATGGACGTATTACAACGGTCCTTACAATCAATTCTTAGCCAATACAGACCAAAGTATTTTCCAAGAAAAGCTACTGGAGCAGGGCATTTTAGAAAGGTTTGCAGAGATACACGGGCTTGATAGCATCCGGCCAAGATTCGATATGCAACTTAACGAAGAGTTTAGCAGAGATCAGAACGGCAAAGTGTTATATGCCGGAGGTCACATGCGAGACCCAATGTTTGCTAGAAATGGCGTAGCAGTGTTTGGCACCTGGATTTAACTATGAACGGACAAGAACCAGCAATTACACAGCAAGACCCGAGAGCATATTATCTCTGGCTTCAAACTCAAAGAGTGCCTCCAGTTCAAGCCGTCCAAATGGTTCAGCAAAGATTTGGCGCACCTAAAACACCAGAAGAACAAGCTCGACAACAGGCCAATCAAGCTCAAAGTAATGCCTTGGCTCAAACAGGTGGAGCTATCGGCGGTATTTTAATTACGCAGGAGGCATTGCAAGGATTTCCAAATCTCGCCGGTTTATTTGGTAGCGGGGCAGGAACAGCGGGAGCAACAGCTATGCCTACAGGACTGGGTGGAGCAAGTGCTTTAGGTGGAACGGCTGGTGCTGGTGCCGTGGCTACCCCAGTTCCAATTGGAGCGCAAGTCGTCGGTGGAACAGCCGGTACAGGAACCACTGCTGGTGCTAGCACTTTAGGTTCAGTCGGTTCTGTAGCTTTGCCTGTTGCTGTAGGCGCAGCGGCGTTATCAACGGCTTGGGAAACCGGCATGAAAGATATTTTGCGCGGTCGTGGCACTAGAGAAGATTACATAAACCAAGCCGTCAACATGGCAACAGGTTTTGCTCCCAACTTGGCTCTGAAGTTAATGGGCAAGCGTTCCATTGGTAAGATGATGACAACCGGCAAGTCTGATGCTCAGTTGTTGCGTGATGATTTTAGAGGAATGTTACGTCAAAGTGGCGTTGCTGATGACAAGTTTAATGTAGTCCTAGCAGATGGTTCTACATTCAACGTAGGACTTGATGGCAAAACTAAATATCAAAACGTAGGTGAAAACATAGATGGCAAAACTAACAGAAATGCTTGGGATGTAGACTTTTCAAATCCCTTGGCTAATTTTGCAGTAGGGCAAATCGACCCTATGATTCGTAACATCTACAAAGGGATGGATGGCAAAGTTAAGCCTGAGCAATATACTGGAATGCTTGTCAATGCTGTTACCTCAAACGCAAAATCGGAGAAAGATGTTTTAGCCAACATACAAGCTATGTTGAGCAAATCAACTTTCAATCAACAACCAGGACAGCAGGGTGCGCCACAAGTGAGACCACCTGCGCCAAATGCCCCTCAAGTTCAAATTCCACCTCAAGCAAAACCAGCAAAACAAACAATAAATAATCTTCTAAAACCAAAAGGAAAATAACATGGCCAGAAAAACCGCAATGAAGAAAGACCCAACAGTTAGCATTGCTATTCCTCAGTCTGAAAAAGACCGTTTACAGAACATGAAACCAGGTGTTCCAGGTGTTTCTGATGGCGTAGTTCAAGGTAAGCCAGGACCACTAAAGCGTCTTTCCCCTGGTGTGTATCGTAGCCGATCAGGACAGCTTGTAGGCTCAAAAGGTCAAGCTCTACCTGGTCAACCTTCCATGCGAGATAGAGCGTCAGATGCCGCACGACAAGGAGCTGGTAGAAGAGGAGATGGTCGAGACAGAGCACAACAAGGAGTTTTGTTAGATGCAATGAATCAGTCACAACAGCCTGGACAAATTGCTACTCGACCTCCAGCACCTCTAGGCACCATGCCAGGTAACGCTGCTACCGAAGCAGGTAACTTAGCTCAAGGCTCTCAGCCCATTGGGACTCAACCTGGGTTTATGTCTCAAATTACTCCTGAGCAATGGCAACAATTACAGCAATACTTTAAACCTGCTCCTAGACCTCAGATGGAGCAAATGGATCAGATGCAGTATCCATTCTCTATGCCTAATATGCCTCAACAATCGGTAAACACAGGCATCTATGGTGGGCCTAGTCCTGCGTTTGATGTTCAGCAGCAAGGGATGTCACAAGCAATGTCACAAGCGAATTTAAACCCACAACAATATCAACCAATGATGCCATACAGAAGGTAACTAATGGCCTTTCAAGGTTTCACAATGTCCCCTCCCTACGGAGGATTGGACCTAGTAAGTCCGATAGACAACATGGATCCAGCCTATGCGCTGGACTTAGTAAATGTGTTTCCTGGCAATGGTGCTCCTACGGTTCGTCTGGGCTACACTCAGTTTGCAGACATTGGTGTTGCGACCGATGTTAAGTTTTCCGCTTCACTCATCAAAGCAGATGGCACTCAACTGCTAGTGCTTGGTACTAACAGCAAACTTTACTCTGCAACAACAGCAGGAGTAATTACTGATCGCACTGGCACCACCACTCCATCGTCAGGTGAATGGCAAAACGTCACTTACAATAACCGTATTTACCTTTGTAACGGTCAAGATACTGCACAGGTGTGGGATGGCACTGCTGCTACCTTTTCTAATCTTACTTTTACGGGCGTTACTTTAAGCAGTCTCGTAAACGTCACAGCTTATAAAGAGCGTTTATACTTTGTAGAAAAAAACACCGCTAAAGTTTGGTACGGTGGCTTGCAAGTCACTGGCACTGGTGGCACTCCCGCTCTGACGAGCTTCGATTTCAGCTACGTCTTTACTCGTGGTGGTTATTTAGTAAGCATCGGTAGCTTCAGCAATACAACCAGCACAACCTCACAAGATTACTTTTGGGCTCTTAGTTCAGAAGGCGAAATAGTTTTCTACAATGGAGTATATGCCGGAGATCCTACCACATGGGGACTTGTTGCTCGCTATGTTATTGGTAAACCTCTCGGTTATCGTGCTTTTGTTCGCATCAACAATGATATCTGGATCCTGACTGAGCAAGGAATTGTACCAATTTCTAGTTTGTTCCAATCAGACCCAGAGCAAGCGTTAAACGCTGTAAGCTATCGAATCAATCCTCTGATTTCAGAAGTAGCTACTTCATTTGAGTTTGACCATCAATGGCATGGGTTTTTCTGGCCACAAGGGAGGCGAGTTTATATCCATGTTCCAACCAGCGGTGTTGGTGGTTACTTTCTAGTTTATAGCATTGATACGAAAGGATGGACCAAGTTCCAATTAAATCAAGACGTTCATGCAACCAGCGCATGTCTCTTTAATAAGCTGCCTTACTACTGCTCCTCTACTGGTATCGTCTGGAAGGGTGAAACTGGTCAGGCTGATGCTGTTACCACTACAGATAGCCAAGCAATTACGTTCTCGGGACGGACTGCATTTAGCTTTTACGGCTCCAGAGCGAACTACAAAGCGTTCAAAGATATTCGCCCTATCCTCAAGACTCGCCGAGGCGTAACGCTGAATATCGGCTTGGATACGGATTTTAAACAGGGCACAGCTATTACATCAGTAACGTCTCCAACAAGTGTATTTACACCTTGGGGCAGTCCTTGGGGTAGTCCTTGGTCATCGGGTGTTGAGTATGTGTTTGACCGTTATGCAACGAGGGGACAGGGCCATTGTGCAGCAATACGTTTTGGTGGTTCACTAAAAAACACTACCATGCAAATACTAGGATTTGAGATAAGATACGATATGGGTGGACAGGTATAGTTATGGCTAAAACAGCATTGGCAAAAGACCCAAAACAAAAAGATAAAAAGCCTAAGCCTCAATCTGCTTGGGAGAAAGAGAAAGCTGCACTTGCCGCTATGGATCCTTCTGACCCTAAATTTCCAGCTCAGTTAAAAAAGGCGCAAGAGGCTGGTAAGAAGCAAGGTGTTAGACCCGAGATTATTACTGCTATTACTCGCAGAGCTGAAGCTCGAAAAGGTCAAGCACCGACTGGCCCACAACAGCCAACACTAGAGGAATTGTCTGAGCAACCCATTCGTGAAGGCGCTGGAGCTTATACTGACATAGTTGGTCAGTTCAAAGAGTTTGATCCTTATCAAATGCAGCAAAAGTATGAACCTGGCTTTACTCAAGAAATGGATAGAGCAAGGCAGAATGTCTTGTCTCAGTTTGAGCGCCGCAATGCTGAACAGTTTGGACGAGAGCGCCAATCCACACAGCAAGCTATTGTAGAGCGAGGACTAGATCCAAACTCACCAGCAGCTCAAGCCATGATGCGTGACCTTAACGACAGGGAAGATAGAGCACGACAAGAGGCAGCAAACGCTGCTGAGCAAGCTGCTTATAGCGTACAGCAGCAAGCGTTTGGTCAGGCTGGACAGTTAGCTAATATGCCGTTTGAGCAATTCCAAGCTATTCAAGGTCCATACATGGCTGGTTTGGCTAGTCAGTATACAGGACAAGCTGCAACACAACAGCAACAGTTTGACCTTGAGAAATTAAGAGAAGCAGCTCGATTGCAGAAAGCAGCCGGACGTGGCGGTGGAGGAGGGGGCTACGATAGTTCTGCTGCGGAACGACAATTCGCTCAATACATGATGAATCAATATGGTGCACAACAAGGTGGACAACAACAACCCTCTACCGGACAATCAATCGCAACAGGAATTGCTCAAGGCGGTACATTGGCAGTAGCTAATAGAAGGTAAGTTATGGCAGGTGAAGATTTATACGGGGCACTAGCAGGACTTACCTACGATCCAGCAGAGACTGGATATGGTACCAGCTCACAGGTATTAGCTTCGTCTTTACCTGCCTTGATGAATCCTTATCAGGGTGCTGGCACTAACATAGGCATAGCTTTAGGTGGCGCTCTTATAAGCGGTTTGCTTGGCTATCAGGCTAGACAATCAGCCGCTGAGCAATCTCTTGCGGCTAATCGACTTGGGTTGCAACTACTAGAAGCTCAGTCTCCACAGGCTCGTTTAGGCATCATAGAATCAGCTCCAGACGCTCTAATGCAGGAGAAGCTGCTAGGAGTTAATACTCGCCTTGCTGCTCAACAAGCAGCGATGAAGCAACTCGTAGACCAGGAAGTAGCAAAGCGAACTGGATTGGCCAAGTTTGAGCTTGGACCAGAAGGCGAGAAACTATTTCAACGTGAGCTAGAAAAGATTAGAGAAGCACGACCTAGAGTTAAAGGCGACGAAACAGAAGATTTCTGGAAGAGTATTCCAGCCGCACAAAAACAGAGCTTCACCGGCATTACAGGACAGATACAGCAATTAAGAAACCTTGCTCAACAATATAGGGATTTAAATGCTAATGCAGTGGAATACAATTTGCAGAAAGCAGTACCAGGCAGTAAAGCAGACCTTGCTGAATCTGCTTTGCAAAGTTTAGTTCCTAGTACAGTAAAGATGCTTGGTGATACTGGAAACCTTGCAGTACAGGAACAAGAGAACATTAAAGAAGCTACATTAGGCGGCGTCACTTCAGGCTCTCAAAGCATTGCTGCTCGCTTGGAGCAATTAGCAAACTTAGCCGAAACTAGGACTATCGCTTCTTTAGAACAATATAAAAAAGCATCAGAGGTAGGTGGAACTGCGCTTTTAGAATCGATAAAAGGACAATCAACTAAAACACCAGCACAGCAGCGCAATGAGGAGTTGAAGGCACGATTAGCGAAACTTGAAGCATTAGCGGCACAAAGAAAGTAATGGCAACGATTGAAGAAGAAAACGCAGCATTAGAAGCTCGAATTACTCAACTTGAATCAAGTCTTGGTTCTGCACAACCTGCTGCCATGGCAACCGAATCTGGTGGTTATGGACTAAAGCAGCTTGCGTTTGATGTACCTGTAGGTATTACTCGTGGCGTAGCTGGATTAGCTGATCTACTTGCCTACCTACCCAGTAAAGGATTGCAGTACGCTGGTCTTCCTTCAGAACCATGGGGAGCGTCTAGATTAGTTGATGCTTTAATAGAAAGCGATCAGGGTTTACCTGGTCGTGGCGTTGCAGAAATACTCGGTTTAGAGCCCAAAACAAAAGTGCAAGAAGCAGTTGAGTTTATGACACCAGGCCCTGGTGGTAAGGGAAGGCTTGGGGCTCAACTTCTTAAAGAAGCAGCTTTAGGTTTGACAGCATATACTGGCAAAGAAGTTGCTGAAGGCATTGCACCAGAATCTCCTTATGCTGGTATTGCTGGTGCTATACTAGCTCCTGCTACACTTCAAGCTGGTGTAGCTGGTGCTCGTGGTTTAGCATCAGCCCTTGTTCCAACCGCAAAGGTAATTACTGGAAACGAAGAAGCACTTCGTGCGGCTGCTCAGGCTGAGATTCTGCAACGAGTTGGCGAAGAAGGCACAGAGCGATTACGCATTGCAAGCATGTTGCCACAATTACAAACTGGTACTGGTGGCCTACCACTTACTGCTGCTGAGATTGCTCAGACGCCAGGAGGCGCACAACTTCAACAAAGTTTGCTAAGTACTCCTGAAGGAGCACAAACACTCTTGCCAGCTATTCAGGCTCGTAAGGCAGAAATAGGCGCAGAGTTAGAAAGCCTTGGAATTACGCCGCAACAAGGTGAGATGGCTATAGCTCTCCGTGACGCAGCAGAAACTGCGGCACAGCAGAAGCAAGCACAAGAAGCAGGATTGCTGCAAGGCTTAGGATACGGTGCGACAGAGCAGGCTGCAACCCCATTTGAACGTGGTAAATCATTGCAACAATCTCTGATGCTCCGCAAAGAAGATGTAGAGGATATTGCTAGTGCCGCATGGGAAAAGGTTCCTGGCAAAACTAAGATTGATGCTTCTACTCCGTTTGCTGAAACAATGCGTGAGTATGCTAATTTTGGTGAGTTAGCAAAAGCTGATACCAGTGCCAAAGCTCAACGAGTCATGAACAAAGTTTATGATTTAGCCCAAAATAAAAATGGCATAGTTACTGTTGATGATCTTCAAGATTTACGTTCTGCTGCTGGTCGTGCAATGGCAGAAGCAAGTGGTGTAAATCCACGAGAAGCTAAACTAATGTCAATGTTACGAGAGAACATTGATAACGCTGGATTGAGTTATGCGTATGACCCAACAGTTGGTGCTCGTGGTGGATTGCCTGGAACCGCAGCAACAAAACCAGATTTAGAGGCTTTTACAAAACTAAGTGAAGCTATTGGTGCAACACGAGCAGCTAAAGAAACTTTCTCTCAAGGCGCTATCGGTGACATAACTGCGATACGACAGTTTAAGCCAAAACTACAGGCAAGTAAGGTAATCAAGAAAGCCACAGAAACGCCAGAAAACATCATGGAAGTTTCTAAGAAGGTTGGTTTTGAATCTGGTGAGATGACCGAGATAAGGATGCAACTGTTGTCTGATTTGACCAGTGCTAAAAACCCTACCGAATATCTTGGTAAAGAAAAGTCTAAGTTCAAAGTAGCGTTTGGTGACCAATACACTGACGTTGAAAACTTTGCTCAGAAACGAGGACAAAAAGCACCACTAGAAGAATTTGCAAGAGTCTCTGATTCTGCAATTCCAAATAAGATATTTGCTGATCAACAAGTAGCCGCAAGATTCGCCAAAGAGTTTGCTGATTCTCCGCTGCTTCCTATGGCACGAGCTAAGTTTATTTCTGAGCGTTTAACCAAACGTGGTGATGCTATTGAAAACTTGAGCAAGAACAAGAAGATTGCTGAAAAGTTATTCCAAGGCGATTTACCACAGCTTCAGAAAGTTCTTGCCGACTTAGAGGTGTCTAAGAGCCCTGCTCGACTTGAACGAGAATTAGCTTCTGGTAACTCTATTACTAGCGTACGACAGACCAGCTTAGGGGCTTTGTTTAGTGCTAGAGCTATTTTAAAACCTGGCACAGTGGTAGGGGCAATAGCTGATAACATCGTTTCTAAAATTCGAGCAACTAGACGCAGTCAAATAAATAGATTCGCATCAGAAATGATGGCTGATCCTCGTTTGCTTAAATTTGCAGAGGCTCCTCCTACAAAAGAAAATATCAATGCCCTATTTGATGTGGGCACTCGCTTAGGGTTTTTCGGTGGTAAGGCGGCTATACCTGAAACCGAAGCTAAGGCTGAGATGAGCCCAATCGAAGCTGAAAACATGCAGCTAGAGGAGCGCATAAAAGCCATTGAATCATCTTTAAATGAAACGCCTACACTTAAGCAAGAGAGTGTAAAGATAGGCAAGCAAGACGTTTCGATTCCTGAAGGTGAAGGGTACGCACCTCCTGATCTAGTGAAAGCGGTGATGCAGGTTGAATCAGCAGGTAAACCTAAAGCTGTTAGCAGTAAAGGTGCTGCTGGCTTGATGCAGCTTATGCCAGGTACAGCTAAGGATTTAGGTGTTGAGGATAGGTTCGATCCTGAGCAGAATGTTGAGGGTGGCAGTAGGTATCTTGCTCAACAGTTAAAAGAGTTTGGTCAACCTGAGCTTGCCTTAGCTGCCTACAACTGGGGACCAAGAAACATTGAAAATGCTGTCGCAAAGTTACGAGCTGAAAAGAAATACGTAACTTGGGAAAACGTGTTGAGCGTGGTGAAGGTGCCACGAGAGACACGAGAATATGTAAACAAAGTAATGAGTTTGGTTTAGGAGAATAACATGGCTTGGTCGGGGGGGAATTTCACAAGAGCAAACGGAGATAACGGTTGGGTAAATGATGCCAATTCGGGTGTTGGTATCGAAGCTGGCTTGCATGATAACCAGGACAATGATTTTAAAAATGGCATCAATGAGTGCCTGAACAAAACTGGTCAGAATCAAATGACCGGCAATCTCAACCTTGGCGGTTATATTGCAACGAACGCAGCATCAGGAACCGCAGCCGCTCCAGCTATCTGTGCTGGTAACGATCAGGATACGGGACTTTTTTCTCCAGCGGCAAATCAAATTGGCATAGCTACTAACGGGACCGAGAAAGTCAGAATTGACGCTAGTGGTAACATTGGAATTGGAACAACAACACCAGGTGCCGTAGTTGATGTGCATAACGCTTTATCGGTTCCAATACTAAACACTTACAGAAATGATATAGTCGGGTCTGGTGTTTTTTTTCAGAAGTCTCGAAGTGCAACAGTAGGAACAAATACCATTGTTCAAAATGGCGATGTTCTCGGAAATATATATTTCAACGGTGCTAACGGTACTGGATATTCCGAAGCCGCACTGATTAGAGGAGCAGTGGACGGCACACCTGGAGCGACCAACGACATGCCAGGTCGATTGCAGTTTTATACAACACCAGATGGATCTGGCACTCTTATCGAGCGCATGCGGATTACTGCCGGAGGTTTTCTATTCGTAAATACTACCACCAATTTTAGCGCAGATAAGCTGTGCCTTGCTTTCGGAGCCGCAGAAAACGGGCTTGGAATCAGAGACAACAACGACACCAGCGGTACTACCTTTGCAGTTTTTAGAAACTCAACAAATGGAGTTTGTGGATCTGTTACACGGGTTACGACGACGAACGCTGTAAATTATAACACTTCATCCGATCATAGGTTGAAGGAAAACGTAGCACCGATAGCCGACGGATTACAAAGAGCGTTGTTGCTAAACCCTGTTTCGTTTGATTGGGTTGATTCATCGGAATCATCTGAAGGCTTTATTGCCCATGAGGTCGCAGAGGTTTTTCCTCAGGCCGTTTCTGGCATGAAAGATGATGTTGACGAAAACGGGCAACCTAAATATCAAGGTGTTGATTACGGTAAAATAACTCCGATTCTTGCGGCAGCAATTAAGGAGTTGAGCGCAAAAATAGAAGCCCTTGAAGCTCGTATTGTGGCACTAGAGGCATGAAGCAGCTTAGGCTAGTCAGAGTATCAGAGCATGACGGCGCTACGCTGGGAGTGCTCTGTATTGATGACGTGCCTGAGTTTGTTACGTTAGAGGATGCTTGGAGGGATAACGAGCGACAGATAAGTTGTATCCCTGTTGGTAGGTATAAGCTCAAACCTAAAGTGAGTCCTAAGTTTGGCAGCACTTGGCAGGTAATGGATGTTCCTGAGCGTGATCATATTTTGTTTCACGCTGGCAATACGCACAAGGACACGCATGGCTGTATCTTGCTTGGTTTGCAGTTTGGAAGGCTAGGCACCGAGACAGCTATCCTTGCCTCTCGCTCTGCTTTCTTGCAGTTCTTGCAAAAGATGAGTCCCGACAAGGAAGCTCAGTTGATTGTGATAGATGCTTATGGCGGTGGGAGGGTACATTGACGGAAGGAGATTTTACCCAACTTCGCTATTGGCTGGATATGCTGATTAAAGCTGCTATTGGCGTTGTGATTAGCATTGTTGGCTTGGACTATAGGTCGGTAAAGAATTCTCTGCATGAGCTTGAGCAGAGTAAATATAAGGTCACCATGGAAGTGCAGGTGATACAGGCTGAGTTGAGCCTGATTAAGCAGCGGCTTGAACGCATAGAGCAGAAGCTAGACAGGGTGCTCGACAAATGATGAGAGTGCTCGTAACGATACTATTAGTATCTATATGGGCACCGATAGCTATTGCAGCACCTAGTTTGTTAGCTCTTTGCCATAAGGATTGGAACTGTGCTGCCACTGTAAAGCTCTATAAGGGCTTTGAGCCGCTAGAGATAGGTTGGCTAGAGCAAACCTTTGCTCCTGATTGTAAGTGTGCTGACAGGCTTTTAAAGCACCGTAGAGACAAGGTGGTGCGGGTGCACCTTATAAACTCACCTTGCATGAGGAATAAGCGGTGTGGACGGTATGAGGTGCTTTGGGGTTACAACAAGGCATCAGCTAGTAGGGCGGTGCATATCCCTGAGTCCAGGCTTAATAGGCGGTTCAATAAGGTATTAGCTAAGACGACAGAGCGGCTAGGAAAGGCTAAGGGTAACCTTAGCTGCTTTGTTAGTCCTTGTTTGGAGTGCGATTTGAATGGACGAGCACGAAGAGTTTTGGCTGATAGGGTATCTGTTGCTTTGCCTAATTGTGTTTTGGTGGACAATCCTTACAGGCAACATTGTCTCAAAGGAAACGTCTGTGAATCACATGGAGGCAATCCTAGAGCAGTTGCACCTTGTATAGTTGACATGGACGGTACTGATGGTGCCGTTTTAAACGTCAATAAATGGGCAAGACGGTCCCGTAATTGTGAGTTAAGGTATTACTGGGAACCATGGATGAATTGCAGTAGGGGCAGCTTTATAGACCCTAGACAAAGAGACTGTAAGTTTAATCAGCGGTACTTTGAAAAGACAAAGGAGATACTATGCCAATCATTCTATCAATCGTCCGACATTTGCTCACGTTAGCCGCTGGTGGTTTATTGACCTTCGGCATCGAAGAGAGGGACGCCGCAAACCTAGTAACCGCTGCTGAGCCTGTTGTAGCTGGTGCTGTTTTGTATGGCGTCTCTCAGGCTTGGAGTTTGGTCGATAAGAAGAAACGACCTAAGTAAGTCTGTTTTTTACTCGTCTGTAACGACTTTGATTATATTTAATCAATCGTTGTTCATCGGGATCCGCAAGTAACGCTTTTACTCTCCGTCGGATGGTGTCAGCGACTTCGTGATCGTCAAAAAGCATTTCAGATAGATATTGTAAGTTATTTGGACTTGGTTTTTCCTCAAATAAAAACCAGTTAAGAGAGTTTCGATGCTTGATGTTTAGTTCGTCATACCATCGAACGTAGTCAACGATAGCTCTATCGATTACTGCCAACCATAAAATGTACTCTGGTGGTACGTTGGGTGCTGTATCTAGGCTTAACAAAGTAAAATCGTAATCTTTCATTTCTGCAGTTTAAGCCAATCTTCTAAGTACATCGTCACCAACCACGGACGGTTGTTCTTACGATGCACAACGATGGGCGTTCGGCCCCCACAATCTCTTGTGGCTTGGTCGATAGCCTTGTCGATGTTTAAGGCTTCTACCATTTTACACTCGATGTGATAATGAGCTAGCTCAGTACACTCGACATCTGAGTCACCAGCTTTACCACAAAACTGCTGTGTTCGGTGAGCTTGAAAGCCATATTCTTTGAGGCGATTGGCTAGTTCACGCTCTGCACGAGCGCCTTTGGCACGAGAGTTTACCATAGTTACCAATTACGACAGGACCAGTATCGGGCTTTAGTCTTTGGTCCTGGGTTTTCGCAGTTATGCCTAGCTCGAAATGACTTACGGCGCTCAGGCTCGTTCTTACGAATCTTCATGTTTGGATCACCAAAGCGTACCTTGATGACGTTACCGTTCTCGTTTTTGACGTAGACAGCAAACTTCTTGCTCTCACCTGGGGTACGAAAGGGTTTGTTGAGAGTAACCTGACGCTCAAGGCTTTTACGGATGTTGCTTTCCCTCGGCATGTCAAGAGTGTGACTGATGGTAGTTATTTCTGCAAGCTAAGTTTTAAGGGTGTTGCAGTATTCCCAGAAGTCTGACCAGGTAGCGCCGTGTTCCGCAGGGTGAGCTCCTTCCCCGCACTCTAAGCAAACAGTGATTGAGGTATCCATTTCCCCAACAGCATTGCAGTGAGGACATTTCCAGTAATCTGTGTTTGATTCATCTTTCATGCGGTGTTCAATGCCCATTACTCTGCGGAGTAAATATCAGTTTGTCTATTTAGGCCAGAAGGAAACGTAAAGTTCTCATCTGTGAAACTCAACTCTTGAAATACAACATGGTTTGTAGGTTGTATGGTAAGGCGTCCGTTCTCAAGCTGAATGAAGCAGAACTCTTTAGCTTGCTCAGGATAAGCTGAGAAAGCATCGCCAACAGGTGCAACGGTAAAAAGGTAAACGCCTTTGTGTTCTTTACCATTAGCCTTAGTCTTGCAGGTTAAGCCGCTAAGGTATGTGTACTCCAAGCATGTGAAGTCCTCTCCGTAGCAGTCCCAATGCTGTGCCTCTTTTGGCGTCCATGTTGGTGTCGGCATTGTGAACGCTAAGCCATGAGCCGGTACATTGCGGTATATCGCCCCAGATTCAAGCATGACGGTACATCCCCAGGTGCGGCCAGGGTAAGATACTAACCCAAACCATACGCAAGGGATGAAGCCTGTAGGCTCTTGATGAGTGTAGCGACTATCAACGTAGCAGTAGAGATGCCGAGGTAACTCGCCGACCAGTGTGTTTCTCATTTTTCCTCCGATGTCTTGTTGCGTGGTGTCACTGACGCTCTGAGAATATGCTCCACAGATTAAATCCGCTTTGCGCTGCCTTACTCAAGATGCGATCCATCACAGTACGCTTATTGAACCAATCCCAGTACAGATCCCCATTTAGGTGTTCGCTGTTTTTGTGGCAGAGTGAGCACAAGCAGTGCAGATTGCTCGGTTGATTGTTGCCACCAGAACACAGGGCAAGGATGTGGGCTCGTTCCGTGGTGCTTCCGTTGTTGTCAAAGCCGCAAGCGAAGCAGTAATCACCACAAAGGAACTCGGCAAGGCTATCGAACCCCTTTAACTTCCACAGACGCGGCCCCCAATGCTCTCGAATCCGTGTGTGTGATGGCATGTTTCCACGGGTCTTGATTATACGACGCTTACTCATCCTTCAATCCCTCAACACTAGGTAGCGGCATCCAGTGGGTGAACTCTTCAATTGGGTCCCCGTTGTCAGTTTCAACAATCAAGGTTTCCTGAAGAGGACGCACAAATCGAACACATTTTTCTATTCTGGCAATTACTATAAATCTATCTGCTCTAAGCAATAGAACACGATTGCTGTAGTCATTCTCTGGAATTTCCGGCAGCCGCTCCTTAACGCTGATCCACCCGCTAGAAGGGTTCACATCCACCATCTTCTTCATATCGAGAATATACTCGCAGGTATCCTGCTTTTCTGGAGAGTTCATTGCAGCTTGGTAGCCAGCAAGGAAGCATCGTTGCATTTGCGGAAACGCCGTAGCAGTTACGCTTGGATTGCGAGCTGTTTCTACGTCTTTTATGTATTCCAGTGCCATCTGCTCAGGTGTTTTCATACTTCCTCTTTCGGTGCAGCAGGCAGCGGCATCCAATGGGTGACATTGTTCAGTTGAGAATTATAAATGCAACAAGGATTAAACATAATCCAATGTCCGTTTTCTCTCCATGCAACTTGATATTCCCCATCGTCAATTCTTATAACGCAATGCGTTGATTCCTCCGGCAGCCGCTCCTTAACGCTGATCCATTGTTGTGCGGCTTGGTAGCCAGCATAAAAGGCGTATTCCACATCTGAACGAATAAACCGCTCTGATTCTCGCGTAATGCTGCTTGTATACTCCTCTGCCAACTGTTCAGGTGTTTTAGTCATAACCATCCCCGTAAAAACATCCCTGCTAATACAGCAAGTATAAGCTGGTGCCACTTAATCCATTTGTCGTCTTGCTGTACCATGCGACCGTACTCAAGCAACTCTTGTGCGTTGATGTTGTACGCCGCCTGATAGCCGTCTAAATAACTTTGTTGCGCTATGCGGTTCTCTTGATTGTCTCCTGGCCAATGAGTGTCTGCGTACGCCTTTACCCTCACCAACATATTCCCTGTAAATATCATTTGCTCGTAAATCCTCATTAAAACGGAATATCATCATCCCCAAATGCTTCATACTTTGCTTCTTGCTTTGGTGATGCAATCGCTGCTTCCTGATGCGTTGCTCTGTCACTAGCATAACCAACCGCAAGCTGAATCATGTCACCAAGTTTCTGTAGATCCTCTTTGTAAAAGTATTTCGAGTCTTTCCACTGATCCGTTTTCTTACACTTGTAAGTTTTGCTGATGCTGAAACTATAACCGCCGTTTTGAGTTTCCCAAATTGCAATCTGTAAACCTTTGTCTCTAATTGTCTTGACTGGACCGCTCATACCTTTCCTTCATCTTGTCTATAACGTTTTCTACAACTGCTTTTGCTGTTTCTGTGTTTTTGGGTAGCTGCACAACGCCTTGTTTGTTAGCTGCCCATGTTGCCGCTCTCAGAAACATCTCGCCTACTTCTCGTAGTTCTTCAATGTAGAGAGTCTTAGTTTCTTTCCACTGATCAGTCGCCTTGTCTTTGTAATGTTTGCCAAACTCAAAGCTAAGCCGACCGTTGTTTTCCCAGATTATTAACTGGGCGTTTTTTGCTTTGAAGGCTCCTATCCTCTGTCCCATAATCCTCTTCAATAGTTTGCTTGATCCACCGCAGAGCATCAACTTGTCCGAGTTCAAACTGAGAAAGTATCTCTTCGCTCTCGAAAGTGTCGATGATGCGGCTTAGTTCTGTGTGTAGGTCACTTATCGTCTTCAATGAATACCTCAAGAGCTTCATCGATTGCGTCAGTCATCCACACCCGTTTGTTGTCGGCGTAGGTTTTCAAATAACTCAGATATTCTTCTCGGATATACAGAGTGTATCGCACGAATCCGTCGCGAATCTTTTTGGCTTTTGGTTTGGTTTCTTTCTTTTTGCTCATATACACTCCATTGGGCTCTTGCCCTTAACCTAATTGCTTTCCGTTTGAACAGGCTCATAACCTTCCTTGATATATTGAGTAAGTTTTCCTAGTCGGATGCTCGACCGCCAGATGTTGGGCTCTATCTCTATCGCGTCAGCCCCAACAAGATAATCTACTGCCGCTGATCGCTTTGAATCGTCGATGGTGCTGATGTCGTAGTAGGTCGTGACTGCACGTTTCTTAACTGCGTCTATATCTTCCTTGGCTATCTTTTGGATACCAAGGATTTCGCCTGTCTTTTTGCTTACTACAAGCTCCTCGTCATCGTTCGGAACGATGATTGCCTGATGAGCGTAATTGCTTGGCATTTCTTCGGCTGTGTAGAGCCCACCTAACTCTTGAATGAACGCCTCACGGATGGCTAAACTCTTTGCACACTTTGCAAGCATTACGCTTGGCATCTGCTTCCATATCGGACTAGGTTTGCAATATTCAGCCATGTAAGCCGTAGCGACTGATGGGAACCGCCTGTCCTTGCGGTAAACCTTAGCTGTTGCAGCCAATAAGTTCTTACCATCCCACTCATACTCTACTTCCATCCCGTCATACTGCGGATGCGAGTTTGCAATCTTTAAGAATCCGTTGATGCCTGTCATCAGCTGTAAGCGTCCACCTGCTTTGATTGCCCACACCTCTTTAGTGATAGGATTAAGCCCTGTGCTTCGTACTATTTCACCGAATAGCTGAAACTCTGCATCAGTGAGCCCCGGTGCTACGCTGTTACGCAAAGCGTTAAGCATATCAAGTGTTGGCGTGTTGTTTGTAATTGTCAGTTCTTTAGTCATGATCTGTTACCTCGAAATACTCGTAAACTTCTGGTGTTGCGTTGTAAATACAATCGTCGATTGCATCATTTAAACTTTCGGTATCGTTGTTTGTCATTGCTGACAGATTGTTCCAGCCGACATACGGGTCAAAATAGAGTCGTCCATCTGATGTAAATTTACCTCTTACGGTAAACTCCACGCCTTGATGCTCTAATATGTAGTCTGGAAACTGTGCTTGTATCACTTTCATATATCCTCCCTTCTTAACAGGTGTGCACACATTATCTCACGAGTGTTGATAGTGCAAGAACCTTTTGTGCATATTGTTTACCTTCCTTGCAATTAACTTTGCCGCAGTTGTAGACGGTCAGTGCAGCCGATAAATCGCCTAGCCTGTCAAGCTCCTGTCTCAATATGAGAGCGCCGCATCTTACGTTGGCAACGGCATCCCATAACTGCTCACGCTCTAAGCCGCATCGCTTAGCATTAGCCGGCATGACCTGGCTTAGACCTCTGGCACCTACCCTAGACTCTGCTTTCTGCTTGTAACCTGACTCAACCCGTACCAAGGCGTGTAGGAGTCTAGGCTCTAAATCAAAAGCCTGTGCCGCTCTGGTTACCTCTGCCTCTATAAGCCCCCTAGAAGGCTCTACAGGGCGCTTTAGTAACCTAGCCTGATGATAGACAACCGTCTCAGGTAAAGCGGTACAGCAAGCGACTAAAGCGATTGCGGCGCATAACCAGCCGCCGCAGGTATCCTGGCTCATCGCCGTGTTACCGTTTTAACTGCTTGGGTAGGGTCATCGCCTAACACATAGACACGAACGCCTATTGTGCAGGTGACGACTCCAACGAAGAAAGCGACGTGGAGCACAGTGATAGCGATGCCGGTAGGTGTGAAAAGTAATTCTTTAATAGCTTTCATGATGTTCTCCCCTTACTTTAAGTTATCCACAGGTTTCCCACAGTCTGACCACAAATAGCATTTCAATGGCACGTTGTGGGTGGCTTGTGACTCCTGGCGCTCATCGACACGGCTTACCCATAGCTTGCCGCCGACTTCCATGCCGGTACATGCTGAACAACTAAGTAAGATACAGCCTAGCAACAGCTTTCCTATATTCATCATCAATTTCATATATTCCCCTTTGTTACCCTGTCATAATCGACAAAGGCTCCACCCCTCACAGCGTAAGGAGTGGCGTCTTTACCAATCAAAACCCTTGATCGGATTACCAAGAGCATCGTTAGGAACTACCTTTTGAATAGTCTCCCGTTTGGTCGCTCCGGTCCTACCTTGGGCTCTCGCAAACGGGTCAACCACTTCCCGTTCAGTGGTGACTACGCTCCAGCCTGTATTCCAAGGACCGCCGTTGTTGGGGACCGGCAACACAGGTTGAACGCCTATGTTTAGCTCGTTGTTTCGGGGTGCGTACTCGTCGATGTCATTGCCGTACCAATCGCCGTAGTTTTGAGCCATGGCAACGGACGGGATAAATAGTGCGGTTAGTAGTAGTGTTTTCATAAAGTCATCCTATAAAAGTGTAAAAACAGAGTAGCCGTGGCGGTTAAAGAAAGCGTTTAAGGAACCCGCCTCAAGCTCTTTACAATCTTGATACTCGAAATGGTCACAAAATATCGACATGAGATTCGAGTGCAGTTTGTTGTATCCGCTGCCACCACATGACTTTTGTTTCAGCTCTAAATCGGCTAGTGCTCCGCTGTGGATATAAACCTTAGTTGTTGCGGTGCCGCTGTCATTAAACTGAGAGATTATTTTGCCGACAATGTCGTTAGTCTTAGCGTCTTGAATTGCGATCACTCCAACACTAGCGACGTGGCTCATGTTTAAAATATCTTTCATATATCCCTTTATCGTTGGGCTTTATTGCCCTCTCTTACTGACTATACACATTCAGATGATAGTCGTGCAAGATAATATTCGGATATTTTGCAGGTTACTTGAGGAAAAATGCTAACCCGCTGAATAAGCAAAAGAAAACCCCGCTACGGTATCGCTACGCATAACGGGGTTAGGATATATGAGTCTCCAGGATAACAGTAAATGGCGATTTACGCCAAAGGGATTGTGCTGTACTCTGCATGAAAATAAAAAAAGCGATGGTCACTCGTCAAAGTAAGACCACCGCTAAAAGGAACTTCATGCCAAAGGTACCATCCGCTCACTCTTTTTTCAACGTAAACAAAACTCTGCTCAAAGAACTCGGACCCTATCAAGTCATCATCTTGAGCTATGTCGCCGAATGGCAAGCCAAAGGGCTACCCTGTTTCGCCTCCCGTAAGTGTATCGCAGCCGAAACGGGTTTTTCAGAAAAGACTATCCAGAACTCACTAAAGAGTCTCGTGGATAACGGCTATCTCGCCATCGCTCATGACGCTAGAAAACGCATCCTTACCCTGACCACTAAAGGGGGTATTTGGTACCCCCAGAGGGGGTATAAGATGCCCAGTGAGGGGGTAAGAGATACTCAGATGAGGGGGTACGACGTACTCACTACTAATAAAGAGATTACTAATAAAGATATTACTAATAATAATATTACTAATAAAGATATTACTAATCAAAACCATACTAAGACTAAACCTAAGACTGGTGTAGTTAAGGGGGAGAGTGTGAGAGGGGTGACGCCTCCACCAGCCAGAAAGCCTTTAAGTTCTCAAACCCGCCATTGGTTAGCTGAGATGACGGGCGTGAGCCTTGATGAGCTACCCGATTGACTTATAAGGCCCTTAGAACGAACGCTATTGAAAGATAAAGGGCTGGGGTAGGGTTACCCCTAGGTCGATAGGTAAAATCGATTCTAGGGGCTTGTAGAGGGTTATTTTGGTTTATACTTATGTTGAGCCCAACGATAAATTACCACACACCAAAAATTATTTTTCCATCGTGCTGTACTCGGTTGCAAAAATTTTGGCCTCGCAAGGCTAGTGCAGCCTGTTGCGCACCTTCTTCGGTTGTATGCAAACTGATGTACTCACAACCCTCATCATCGATGTAAACCTTCCTATCGCCATCATTTACAACTGAAACAATGGTTGGGTACCAATATGATTCACGTTCCATATATCCTCGCTAATTGCTAAACCGTTTTGAAGGGTTACTCAGGTGGACGGCGATCCAGCTTGCAAAGGCGGTCGCAAGGACTGAAATGATTTACAGATGCTTCATCCATAAAGTCATAGGCTGCTTGATATAGCTCCCACCATGTCTCGTCTGAAGCCTCTTCTACTAGCCGGCAAAGGTACTCCTCGACCAGTCTAGCCATCTTCTCAACCCTTGCATCTTTCTCTTTTTGATAGCTCATATATCTCCTTAGTCGTTAGTCTCATTAGTACGGGCACAACCCGTAGACCCCTTGCGGGGTTTCGAACTAGGTATGAATTGACCCATCCTTGAGCATCCCCCCGTAATACTTAGAAAGTGGCAGGTATACGTCAGCGTATTGACCATCCTTATCCACATTGACTACTAAAACGGGACTGTCGATTAAGAGCCGTTGATATACAGCCAATAGCATCTCATCGGTCATGCGATGCAAGCCCGCACATATCTGCTCGTGACGTTCCAAATCGTCATGTGACCCCTTAAGGTAATCACCGTAGTCACGGCTCTGGAGGTATGTGTTAATAATAGCGGTGATGATAAGTTTTCGCATGGTGTTGTCTCCGTAGTCATGATTGACTATACTCACTAGTATGACAGTAAGATGCAAGCCATGCAACAGAAGAATGCAAATTTTTGGGGGTAGCGTTATTTTTTGTTTGACTGTAACCTATTGTTATGTGGTCCACAGTACGTCATGTGAAGCACGACGATTTACAGATGCGTGGGAAAGTACAGGTCGGCTACCGTCATACCCTGCGCAATGCTCGTGGCAATCTATATCTGGCAGTGAGGAGATACCTCGGATTGAGCCGACACGAGTTTAGTCAGCGGATAGGTATCAGTACCTTCTCATTGCGTTACAGGGAACGAGAGAAGAGCCTATACCATCCGATAGAGATAGCTGAGTTGTACCGAGTCAGCGGCATGACACACGAACGATTCATGGAATTAATTAATGACATCGCATAGTTACTACTTTACGAGAACCATAAAACTAGTTACCTATCCATAAACCTATAGTAATATCAAATGGTTACATATAAATCCCCTAATAGAGATTCCCAAATCCAAACCAATTCGAAAACTCGCAGGGTACCGGTTACCGCTATATCCAACCTCCCACATAAAAATCGCACCCCCTAGTTTTTATGAGCGACACAGATTTAAAACAGCTTCTCGAATCTCAAGAGCCTATAGTATTAGAAAATCCCCAACCTTCTCCAAACGCCGTTATAGAGGTATTGCCTCCGGTATTGAGGGAGATTCCGCAGACTAGGCATCATGTAAAGGATGAGCAGTTAGGTTTGCAGATACGGGATATGGCAAAGCTAGGGTTAGGCAAGCAGAGCACTGCGTTAGCGGCTAGGGTTACTCCTTACATCTTAGAGAAGTATTACTTGGATGAGTTCTTGGAAGGTCAGGCTGATATGCAGCGAGGCTTAGCTGCTAAGGCTGTGTCTGAGGCTATGGATGGGAACACTGCTATCTTGCTTCATTTGCTTAAAACTAAGCTCGGATGGAGTGAGCATCAGACGTTAGAGATTAGCGGTGAGATTAGGAACGTTGTTAGTTCTAAACCATTAACGAAGGCAGAGTTTATACAAAGGTATTTGACGCAAAATGGAGAGGATAATTCGGGAGAGTGAGGTTTACCGGTGCCCTAAGTGTGAGCATGTAACGACTGTAAAGGTTGCATGTGAGGAGGTGCCGTATGTTAGTTTGTTTGCTGGTGCTGTTGGACCTTATTTTGTGTGTCAGAATCCTCGGTGTGATGTAGAGCGGATTTACGGCACTAACGCTGTGATGGTTAGCGGTAAATGACAGAAAGTTTAGACCAAAATGTTGTATGGGCACCTCAGGCTGGTCCTCAAGAGGCTTTAGTAGCTTGCCCTATTACTTTGGTTGGTTATGGCGGTGCTCGTGGTGGGGGTAAGACTGACGGGGTTTTGGGTAAGTTTGCTGTAAAGCAAGAACAGTTAGGGGCTGATTTCAATGCTATCTTCTTTCGTAAAGAATTGCCTCAAGCTGATGACCTTATTGAAAGAGCTAAGCAGATATATTTACCGCTCAAAGCCCATTGGCAGGACCAAAAGAAGCAGTTTACCTTCCTGTCGGGTGGTCGCCTACGTTTTAGACCTTTAGCTAATGACGCTGATGCTGAGAAATATCAAGGCCAGAATCTTTGCGTAGCGGTAGGTACTCCTATTCGCATGGCTGATGGCACTTTTAAGCCAATAGAACAAATCCAGGTGGGCGAAATGGTGGCAACACTACTTGGCCCTAGACGGATTAAACACGTTACTACGCCTTATCTTGCGCCTTGTGTCGAAAACCAGGTTTTGGCCCAGGACGGCACCGAGGTGGGGCGTCAGAAAAATCCCATTTGGCACCCTGTTTTGACGGCACACGGAGTTTCTTCCACCGCTGGAGACTTCGAGCAACACAAGTCTCTGAAACGCCATATTGATGAGCAATCTCGGCTATGGGCTTTATCTGCTTGTAACGCAGATCGTAAATTTCCCGCATATAGGGGTCTAAAGCACCAGGCTTGGTTCGCTTGTTTAGAAGATGGGAAAACTTATTGTAAAGAGTCATTGGATGACAACCCAACTTTGCAGCAGCTTCCAACGTTGTCCGTCCCTGTAGCGCTTCACGCACCGACTGTTCGGTTAAAGCAAAAGCACGAGCATTACGGCCACGACGAGTCCACTGAATCCCATGCTCAACACAAATCTGACGAACAGTTGTCGGACTCATTCCCAATACCGCAAAAGATACGTCTGGGTTTTCAGCGGCTTGACGAACTTTTGCGAGAACGTCTGGGTTGGCCCTTGCCGCTTGATGGTGGTCTTTCATGTGAGCAGACCAACTTGTGTACAACTTCAAGTTTTCAAGACGATTATCAGTTTTCTCGTGATTTATGTGATGGACATTTTCGCCAGGTTGTAGAAACCGGCCAAGGTGTATTTCCATTACAAGGCGATGTTGTTGAATTACCCCGTACATCGACCGAGGATGAGTCGGGCACCACTCAAACACATACCCCTGCGCCGATACAGTGGTGGGTGCATCCTTATAGCGGCAAGGCTTTTCATCTGGCTGAGGACGTTGTTTTTGGAAAGATGGTAATGACATATATTGGTGAGCACCTTGTAACTGATTTAACGGTTGAAGAAGCTAATCATTATATATCAGATTGCGGCCTTATCAACAAGAACTCAGATTGCGCTATAGAAGAGGCTGGTAACTACTCTGACCCTTCCCCTATCTGGAAGCTATTCGGCGCTCTACGAGGCAAGGGAGGCGGTCAGGTTATCCTTACGTTTAACCCTGGTGGCGTAGGTCATGGATGGCTTAAAGAGTTGTTTATCAAACCAGCTCCGAAAGGGATGCAGGTACTAGAGAAGAAGCTGCCCAATGGCAGTAGTTTTGACTACATTTACATACCGTCGAGAGTGCATGACAACCAAATCTTGCTTGCTAGAGATCCTGAGTACATCAACCGATTGCACATGGTCGGTAGTCCAGAACTTGTCAGAGCTTGGCTTGAAGGAGATTTCGAGATTCACGAGGGTAGTTATTTTCCTGAGTTCAGTGGGAAACACATTATCGCTCCTTTTAATTTACCTAAACACTGGCCTCGCTACCTTGGTTATGACTGGGGTTATCGTTCTCCTTTCGCCGCTGTTTGGGGTGCTGTTAGTTCTGGACGGGATGACAAAGGTAATGAAGTGCCATATCCAAAAGGAAGCATTGTCATATATCGAGAAATGCACTCCAAGGGAGTTGATAATGTTGAGCAAGCTAATCGAATTGCAGCAGCTTCCATCGGAGAAAATCCAATAGCTGTAGCTGATCCAAGCATCTTTAGCCATGAGGGTGGGCCAAGCATTAACGACCAGTTCAATGTCGTGTTTGCTAGGTTCAAACACCCAAGTTTCAGGCCAGCGGATAATGACCGTATTTCAGGTTGGTCACAGATAAGGCAAAGGTTGGTAGGTAAACCGCCGTTACTTTATATTTTTGCTAATTGCCAATACTTGCTAGAGACTTTACCATCCATGACGATAGACAAGCGCAATCCAGAAGATTTGGATACGAACGGAAACGATCATGCCGTCGATGCTTTACGCTATTTGTGCAAAGCTAGACTTCTCGACGCTAAGTGGGAACAACCAGCAGAAGTTTTCAACAAAGGTTTGATTAAGTTGCAAGCATACATTTCACAGATGAGACAAAACAACCAACGAGCTAGAATATGAAAGTTCAACCAAAACCGACTGTTGAAAAGTATAGTGGTCGTTGGTGGAAAAATGAGATTACTCGTGCGGAAGAACGTCGCAAAAAATTCATAGAAGCTGCTGAAGAAAGTATCAGGGTATACAACGCTCAAAAGCAGGTGGGTGTTCTTAATGACGCTGAAAGACGACTTAATGTTTGGTGGTATTGTACTAATACTCTTCTTCCTGCTTACTATTCTTCAACTCCCAAAGCAGAAGTAAACCTTAGAAAACGAGCAGGAAGCCTTCCTTACGAGCTTGGTTCTGTTGTCCTTGAGCGTAATGCCCAATACGCAATGGATGTTCATTTTGATTTCGATAAAATTGGTTATCAAGCTGCTCTGCAATTTTTGCTGACTGGACAAGCAGTTTTGTGGGCCAGATACGTTGCTGAGTTTGAAACTGCCTATGAAGAGTACGCAGTTATTCGTGACCCAGAAGGTAAGTTGATTGACGGTAACGGCAATGACTACGAAGGTGACGAAGAAGAACTAGAAGAACGTGAAGGTGGCATCCTCATCGGTGGGATGCAGGTTCAAAAGAAAACCAGCGAAAAAGCTATTATCGAAGTTGTGCAATACAACGATTACTACTGCAACGATGCTCGTAGTGAAGCAGAGATCGACTGGCAAGCTCGTAAAGCCTTTATGGATAGAAGCCAAGCAGAAAGCCTGTTTGGTCCAGAAATTGCTGAGCAACTGACCTACGACAGCTATCCAGAAGTCATAAAGAAAGATATTGCCCGACAAGATGACCGCTACGAAGGAAAGGCTGAACTCTATGAGATATGGGACCGGCCTTCACGAAAGGTTTATTGGCTTCAAAAAGGTGGAGATAAGACCCTTATTGAGACCTCAGAACCTCCGATTCGATTTGAAAAGTTTTTCCCTTGCTCTGTTATTCGTCAGTCTGCTGATCCCGATAGCGTTATTCCTGTTTCGGATTACAGCCATGTAAAAGACCAAATCCTCGAAGTCGAGCGGCTTACAACCCGTATCCACGCTGTTACTCAGGCCATTCGTACTAATAGCCTCTACGATGCGACTTTGGGGAACCAAGTTGAAATGCTTATGACTGGTGACCTAAAGCTCATCCCAGTCACTAACTGGCCGTCCTATAAGCAACGTGGTGGCCTTGCTAATGGCATTGAAGCCATGAACATCGAGCCATACATGAACGCTCTAAACATCCTACAGGGCGCTAGGCAGAACGCTCTGCAACAACTCTATGAAACACTGAAAGTAAGCGACTTGCTTCGTGGCACTTCAGAGCAGTACAAATCTGCAACAGCTAACAGACTCGAAAACCAGTGGTCGTCGATGGGACTCATCGTGCGACAGAACATGTTTGCTAAGTTTGTTTCTGACTCAATCAGCAACCTTGCAACCATCATTGCTGAGGTATTTGAGCCAGAGACTATTTTTGACGTTGCTGATGCAGATGCTCTCATCGAACCTACTTTGCCACCACCTCCCCCACCT